TAACTATCTCTCCATTCATTAATTGATCTACCTACTCTTATGATGTATGAGTAATCTTGGAATTTTAAACTATCTTGTACTTTCATTGTATCTTCAGATACCCAACCATCTTCATTTAAGAAAGCACCATCAGTTGTAACAACACTAGCTACATCTACTGTAGCAGTTCCTTGCTCTAACTTTTTAGCAGTAGCAGTTGCACCACCTGAAGATGTAATTGTTATATCTGTACCATAAGTGCCATCTGCACCTGATAATTTTAAAACTTGTGTATCTGTATCAAATGAAACAACCGTTGATGTAACGGTACCATTACCAGCTGCATTATCACCAGTAACGGTTTCTCCTGCTGAAAATGTACCTGTAACTCCTGTACATAAAATATAAGTTGGTAAAACAACTGTAGGTGCTGGACTTGCCTGATAGTTATAACCAGACTCAATAACGTTTATTGTTAATGCTCTTCCTATTTCTGAACCATATGCTAAAACTTTTGCACCATTACCTGAAGTAGATGTAATTGTTAAAGTAGGTAGTGATGTAAAACCATTACCGTTTTGAATCATTCTAACATCTGTTATATCACCTGAGCCACTTTCTTGTACAACTTTATTACCAAAGTAACTATCAGCAGCCATAGTTTCATCTTCTAAAATTAATTGACCTGTACCTGTACCACTTTCTAAAGTAACACCACCATCAACTACTGAAACTTTTGCACTTGCATTACCAGAACTAAAATTAATAACATCGCCGACTTCGTAACCTGAACCACCACTATCTACAATAATCTCTTGTATTGATCCTGATCCTACAGGTCCTAATTTTAATGAAGCACCTGTACCACCAGCAGTAATTTCTAATTCATCATCTTCGTTATATAAAGCACCGTCAGCTGTAACTGTTCTATTGTTAATAATACCTGTAACTGTTAATGTAATTAAAACATCACTATCTGTATTGTCAGTACCAGTTACATTTTGACCTGGTTGAAATGTACCAGAAACTGAAGTATCACCTAAAACTAATTCAACGATTGTTACACCACCAATAATAAATTTAAATACATCTTCTACAATTGCAGTAGCTTCATTTATTGTAGCACTGGTTGGATCGTTTGCTTGTGTAATTGTTTGACCTATAAGATTTGTAGCGTCTGAAGAACCTACCTCAGTACAACGTATAATTTTTTTAGTATCCCATTTACCATCTGATACTCTTAAAATATTATCTTTAGGATATCTAATTTCTGCTTTTTCATTAAATAATAATTTAAAAAATATTTCACTTGCACGTTTTGTACCTTTTGATTGATACAATGATTTAATATTTTTAATTAAGTTTCTTTTATCAACTGAACTATGTAATGAATCTGGTATAGAAGTTAAAAATGAGTTTCTAAATTTAGTTAAGAATCCTTGTATAGTTTTATCTACATCAGCATAGTCTAAAAGTTGTTGAATATTCTGAACTGGATTTGCTCTGTATTTACCTATAGTTGCCTGAGCAGCTGAAGATGAACCTGTTATTAATTCACCTTCTATAAATTTGTTTTGATGAGTTACAAATAAACGAGCACCAGCATCCACATCTTCAATTAAGACTGTTGCAGTTGCACCAGATGTAGAACCAGTTATAGTTTCACCATTTATAAAATCACCATAACTTGTATCTTCTAAAAGAAAGTTATCGCCACTATCATCTTTGTTGTTATTAGTACCATCAAGTACGGTTTTACCTGCTGTATTACCTTCTAATACTATGTGATCTGGATCGCCAATGTTTGTTAATTGTATTTCAGCTGATTCCATCAACTGATAATATGCTTTTACAAAGTCTAAAAATAATGGGTGATCTTCAAGTACAAAATCAGGTACTTGTGAATTTATAAGATTTGATATTTTATCTTTAAAGTCGGCCATCTCATTTAATAACTACTAGACGTGGTATATCCTATACCAGCGTTTGCTGAGCCTCCCACTAATGTATCAGCCTCAACCGTAACTGAACTATTTGCAATATCAATATCTAATACTTGATTTCTTATAGGAACAATATCGTTTGAATTAGGTTTTACTGTAACTTCAATAACTGTTGAAGCTGCACCTCTAATATTTTCTATATTAGAAACATTTAAAGAATTAACCTCAACTAAACCTGTTGTATAATTAATAGTACCTTGTGTGCTGTTAGCATAGGATCTAACAGAACCATCCATTCTATATCTTCTTACGTTACCATTACCATCATCATCTAAAAACCAAACGTTAGTTGTATCGCCATCAACTTTAAAACCTGAAGAACTTAATATACCACCAGAACTAGTATTATGTCCTGAATGTGGATTGTATAATGCATTTGCAAAGTTGATTGAATATTTTGTAGAACTACCAATAGTTGGTGTAAATGATTTTCTTAATTGAACTGTTGTAATATTTGATAAGATAGAATTATCTGTATCATCAATTAGACCTGTTAGTTTTGAATGTCTAAACATTGTATCAAAAGATTGTAATGTGTTTGCGTTATAGTTTGTTATAGTAGTTATAACATTTGATTTAATTGTATCAGCTACTTTTGTTGTAGCCTTCTCATCAAATTTAACCGTAGTTGTTAAAACAATGTCTGTAGTTTCAGGATCAATGATTACTGGTGTAACTGAAGCAACTGAATATTTTTTTAAATCTTTTACTATTCTGTCTTTTGTAGAGTCTGTTAAGTTAGAACCACTTGTTGGTAAAATAGAAATATAAACTCTACCATAGAATGGCGTTTCAGCGTCTTCACCACCCCAAGCACTAACTGATTGTGTGTTAGCATAAAGTTGTTTTACTTTTGTTTTATAATCTTCTACCGTAACTGCTCTATCTTGTGAAGAATAAAAATTAGAAGCATTTGTTTTTATACTTTGTAATGTTTCAGCTTCGTTACCACCTTGTGCTGATGAATTAACTGTAATTGTTACATCATTAAAACCTGATATAGAACCAGATAAATTAAATGATTGAGCACCATTTGCTTCTGTTTTATTTGTCACAACATAACTTATACTAATTATGTTACCATCTTCTAATGCTTTACCAATTACACCATCACCAAAATAAATTTCAAATTGACCATCTTCAGCTTCTTGTAAAAAGAAAACTTTTGATGTACCATCTAATTCTGTTATTGAAGTTGCTTTTGTATATGTGTTTGATGTGGTATCAGAAGCACTATTTTGTACAGCAACTTTTATTGTAGTAGAGTCTGCTCTATCACTTGGTATTAAAAATCTTTGATCTATATCTGAACTATCAAAAGTGTAATTATAAGATACGTAAGTACCTTCATAAACTTCTAAACTTTGTGCTGTGTAAATACCATCAACTGGTTGAACTGTTTTGTCAGCGATAGAAACAAATGTATAAGTTAGACCATCTACTTGTGTTGAAAATTTTGTACCTGCAGGTATTGTAATTGTAGCACCTGTACCATCATTGATTACTAATTTTAAATCAGCGATTGGTGCTCTAGCAGAGTTAGGTGTGTAACCTACTAATTTAGCCAATGACGCAACACTTGATCTTAATTGTGCTGTGTCCATAAACATTTCGTTTGCTACGAAGTTTGCATTGTAAGCCAAGTAGTGTGTATTGTATGCAAGTAGATCAAGCAATATTGCCATTGAACTACCTTCAAAGTCGTAATCTTTAAATTCGTTTTGATTTGAAAGAAATCTTTTTAATGAACCTTTTATATTTTCAAAATCTAATTCTGAAATATCTAATCTGTGTTGTGCCATCTTATCTTACTCTTTGTAAAAATGTTGATACTGAAACTGGTGCTTCTGTACCGTTAATTAAAAATGAAACCATAATACTTAAACCATTTTTGTCTTGGTCATCTTTTACAACAACATCTTCAACTGTAACTCTTGGTTCATATTTTTCAATTGCCATAGCAACTCTATCTTTTATGATAACAAGTAATGGTTCAGTTATATTCTCAAATAAGAACCCTCTTAAATTACAACCAAAGTCAGAATTAAAAGGTCTTTCATATTTGTTTGTTAAGATTATATTCTTAACAGCTCTCTTAATCGCTTGTACATCAAATAACTTTGCAACATCTTTAGTTGCAGGATTTTTAGTAAAACTCAAATTTAAATCACTATAGATTCTATTTGATCTTTTACTTTTGTTAGTTGTACTTGCGTCATAGTTTGAATAGGCCATAACTATATTTATATGACTTATCTGCCATTTACTTTAACATTCAAGGAACCAGAGATCATAGCACCTGCGTCTGCACTATCAGCTACACGACCCCAAGGAATACCGCCTATTTTAACAGTAGGTGATCCTTGATTTAATGCAGCCACATGACTAGGACATATAGGTACAGGTGGATTTGGGTGTGCAACAGTAGGAGTACCTTGAACAGCACAAACTATACCGTTTGCTTTTACTGTTCTTTTAGGACTAATTGATAAATTAGTGATTCCTGTACAAGCATGACCTGTAGTTAATGGATCACCCTCTCTAACTGCCATATTTACTATCTTCCTTGTCCGTTATATGCTTTCCAACTACGTTTTTTTGATTTATTCATTGATGAAAATTTTACACTTCTTTTTTTCTTGCCTAAAGATGACTTTTTATAGTTTTTTTCTCTAGCAACAAATGTTTTACTCAATTTTGCCATTATCTACCTATTTTCTTCTTTCTACCTATTGGTAATTGGATTGAACTTATGATTTTTTTGCCTTTTTTACTAATATATTCATAACCA